CCGCCGCCGTTTCCTCGAATGACACGCCCGCCGATTTGGCGACGGGCCCGACGTAATTCATCGCCTGGCCGAGTTCGCCGACGCCCGCCGCGCTCTGGTTGGCTGCCTGCGCCAGCACATCCGCGATCCGCTGCGTCTGGCTCGCATCGAGGCCGAACTGATTCATTGCGCTGCTGGCAATCTTGGACGCGTCCGCGATCGACAATTGACCCGCTGCCGCCAGGTTGAGGATACCGGGCATGGCCGATAGAATCTGCTTGGTGTCAAATCCCTTGGCCGCCAGTTCGGCCATGCCATCCGCCGCCTGCTGTGCCGAGAATTGGGTATCAGCCCCGAATTTCAGCGCGGCTTGCCGCAGGCTTTCGAGATCCTGGCCGGTGATATCACCGACCGCCGAGATCTTGTTAAGCGAGGCCTCAAAATCTCCGGCGAACTTAACTGCCGCCGCGCCGATTCCGGCAAGCGGCACGGTAAGGGCCGCCGTAAGACCGCCGCCGATCCGGGTCAGTTCATCGCCGATCGTATCGAGCGATTTCCATTTCTTTTTCTGCTCGTCGATCAGATCGGCCGTCTCATCGGCAAATTTCTGGAAAGCTTTTGTAGCAGCATCCAGCTTCGCCGTGATCTCAACCGACAATGTGCCGAGCGAAAGCCCGGAACCAGCGATTCCACCCATAGCTTTCAGCGATCAGCTATCAGCATTCAGCTTTCGGAGCGGTTTAGCTGATTGCTGACCGCTGACTGCTGACTGCTTGCCCTCAAATCAATAATCGGCATCCCGATCTGCCGGAACCGCGCCAGCACTTCATCGCCTGTCATCGGCTCGCGCCTCTCGCGTTCGCGCTCTTGCTCGGCCAGGCGCTTGCCGTTGATCATGTATTTCCGCGGCTCGTACTTGCCGCGCTTGGAATTGACAGCTACGAGCATCGCCACGATCCGCGCCGTGTACCAGTCGTGCCGGTTGTCCCGATCCTCGCGCGCCTTGACCAGATGCGCGATTTCGCGCAGCGTCAGGCTCCCAAATTCGGCTGCGCCGATACCTGCGCCGATTCGGAGGATAGACCAGAATTCAAGCCACCGCCCGAATGTCCACCTCGCGCCCTCGGCGCTTTGGTAGGGCGCGGCTTTTCATCCGCCGGCGCTTCGGGAAGCGACCCGCGCAACGCCTGAACGATCGCGGGCATGAGCTTTGGCATGTCGTCGAGCCCGAACAGCCGCGCGGCATCGTCCCGCGTGGTTTCCGGATGCTCGTGCAGAAGCCCGGCCCAGAGGATATCGCGCACCTTCGCGAAGAGCTTTCCGGCGCCGGCGCCGCCGGATTGAATCCCCTGGCCGAGCGCCCCGATCTCGCGGATATCGGCCAGCAGATCCGACTCGGTTTCCTCGGCGTAGCGGATGAAGGCCAGCGCCCGGTAGCGGATGACGAGCTGGCGGCCGTCGAGCATGACGGTTGCGGCCGCGTTGACTAGGCTTTCCATAATAGCTTTCAGCTATCAGCTTTCAGCTTTCAGCTACGGAATCGTGGGCGCGGTATCGGTTAGCACGATCGGCGTCGTGATGCGGAATAACGGCGTAAGAACCTGCGGATCGTCGGGGTTCAGGGCACCGTATGTAATATCGCGGATGAACGCCTTGAACGTTCCCCAACTGAAGTCGCCCGTAGCCGAGGAATTCCATTTGATGGCGCAATCCCGCACGGCGCCCGAAGCAAACAACCCAATCAGGCCATCGGCCGAATCATCGTGAGCCGCAATGCCCGGATCGAAGATCACGGTCAGCTCGCACTCGCCCGGATCCTTGAAGCCCTGGATGTAGTCGCGATAATCGCCGGCGTCGAGTGTCGTGACATCGACCTCCTCAGCGGTCACTGAGATATCGCCGATTTCCTGCACTTGGCCGACCGCCACATAGGCAGGCGTCGCGCCGGATGACGCTACAAGGAACTCGCAATGCTTACCCGTAAACTTAGCCATAGTCGCTTATCCTTTCGATGAGAGAATCAAAAATCTTAAAGCCGCTCTAAGCGGCGGCGCGGCGATCACGCCGCTCCATCACCGCCCGAAGCTCCATTCGCAGATCGTAGATCGATACCAGCATGACCGGCGCTTTCAGTTCTTCAAGCTTTTGAATCAGCGATCGCTGACCAGTCCAGGCAATACGGCTTCCCATGATCAGCAGATAGTCGCCTTCGGGCGGCGTCAGTTTCCATCGCTGAATGCGATCGCGCCGGATACCCTTAGCGCGAAGTTCGCGAATGATCAGCGCCCTGAAGACATCGGCATCCTCGAACCAGAATTGATCACCCCTGCCGGCGAAGGGCTGCCGGCGCCGACGCGGCTTGATCAGCCCCTGCCGAATCCACCATTGCAACATCCGCCGCGTGATGCCCGCGATTTCTACCAGCTCTTTCGATGTCATGATGCCGCCCCCAAATCTTCCCGATTTTCCAGCCGCCAAATCTTCAGATGCCTGACGCTCAGTGCCTGCGGGTGCCGCTTCTTGTACCAGACCAAACGCCGGAACCAATACGCGCGCCTCTGAATTTTATGGGTTTCGAGCGACACGATCCGACCTGAGCCGCGCTCCGTCAGAACGACGAGAGTTCCCGTCATGCGAGCAAGCCCCTCATGCCCTGCGCAACGTACTTCTTGATGCGCGTAACGTGATTCCGCATCCCGACCTTGTACGCCGGGTACAGGAACGGCCGCTCGGGCGTGCCGCGCTCGGAGATCGCCCGCGCGATCGGAAACGCGGCGCTCACGTCGATCCCGCGCGACCGGCACCATTCGCGGATCGGCTCAAGCGGCGGGAAGTGCGGGCGCGTCCCGAATTCGACAAACGGCGCGTACTTCGCGGTCGAGCCGACGCCCACCGATAGCCCCTGCGGCGATACCTGGACCTGGATCGAGTTGTGCAGATCGCCGGTATCGAAGGCGTCGAGCCGCTTCACGTTCTTCTGCGCCTCATCGCGCACCTCATACGCCGTTTCGAGGTTCGCGACCGAGAGCCACTCCGGGAAGTTGCGGCGCAGATACTGCACGTTTTTCTTGATCTTGTCGGCGCCCGTTACTTTGACGCTGAATGCCTTGGGCATAGCTGTCAGCTTTCAGCGATCAGCTTTCAGCCAGCGAGAATTGCGTAGAGAAACAGCACAAACAGCGCGATCGCAAGAGCGCCGGTTAAAATACCGAGCCATTCGATAAGATCCGGTCGGTTAGCCACACGTAGCTGAAAGCTGATTGCTGACCGCTGACCGCTCTTACTGCGTCCCCGCTTCCTTGCGCTCGCACAGCAATTCGAGCCACGTATCGCGCCCATCGAGGTTCTTGACGCCCGCGATGTCGAGCAACTGATCGCGCCACATCACGCGGTATGCCGTCGTCACGCCCGGCTGATAGCGGATCGTGATGACGTGCTGCACGCGGTCGCTCAACTGATCGCCCGCCGCGATCGTCCGCGGCGTGGGCGTGCGGACGTTCGCCGGAAGATTGGCCGTCAATTCGAAGGGCACGATTTCGCGCGAGCCGCCCTGGCCGTCGGGCGTCAGTTCCATCTGGAAGAGCGCGATCCATTCGCGGAGATCGGAAGCATTCATGACTTCTAGGATTCCTGCCACGACACAAGCAGCGAACCTGCAGCCTCCGTCGCATTCTGCGCCTTGCAATAAATACCAACTTGAGTGCCCGTCAGGAAATCCGTGCGGCCGATGGTATGCACTTGCCGAAAGTTAAACCCATCCGTTGAAAGCGAACAAATCCGGCTAATACCATCGTCCTGCATCCGCAACCACATATACAGCCATCCCAGGTTGATGTATGAGGTGGACAAATACGCCGTATCCCATGACGTCGGATTATTCCATCTTTCGCCGACCACATTCAGAATGAGACTCGCTCCATACACGAGGCCGAACGTATGCTGCTTGGTTCCATCACCAATTAGCATTCCGACGCCCATATTCAACGTCGGATGCAAACTCGGCAATATCTTGATCGTGACCGTATAGGGAATGGATGGGCTCGGTTTCTTTCTGATCGCCAGATATTGAGTGGCGGCCGCAGGCTGATATAGATAGATTCCGCCGCTAGAGGTATCGACCGATGAGGTACTCTGGTTCAACCAGGAAAAATCAGCATTGATAGGCCGATAGACCCTTTGTCCTGCATGGTAATACTCCCAAGCGCCGCCATTCCAGATGCACTCGTACAGGCCATCCTTTAGGCGCACATGCGATAATCCGCCCTGCACCGCGCCGCCTGACGTCGCCGTATCAAAAGCGGCGACTGTCATGGTGGCAATTGCACCGCCGGTACCGCCGCCCGCAATCGTGATCAGCGTCCGGTTATTCGCAGCATCGTCAACCGCCACGACGCCCGCGCCCACGCAAGTGAGATGCCCTCGTCCTGGACATTCGTCGGAATGCCGGGAATGCCCGGTTCGCCCTGCGGCCCGGGCGGTCCCGGTATCGGAACCCCGGCATCCAATCGCGCTATGAACTGCTGCGCGGCCGGAAGAGTCGCTGTAAATTGATGACTCATACGGATTCCTGTAGCAACAGCGCCTCGGGCCGCGTCACTTCCTGCGTTACCTGAACCCCGCCCGCGCCGATCGTCGTCACGGTGCCATCCGCCGCCGTCAATTGCAGATCCCAGACATAACGACCCGATAGCGTCTCGGTAACGTCACGCGATAGCGCAAGCGCGATCACGTTGCCCGTAACCGTCAATTCCACGTCGGCGACTACGATCGGATCTTTATCGGCAACGTTGCGGCGGATCTGCGCGGTCGGCGTATACCCGTCGAGATCGGCGGGCGTGCCGTCGGCGTTCAGCACCGTCACGGTCGCGGTGTAATCGTCGCCCTGATAGATTGTCAGTTGAAGCTTGGAAATCATAGCTATCAGCGATCAGCTTTCAGCATTCAGCTTCGGCGGTTTTGGCTGACCGCTGACTGCTGACCGCTGACAGCTTTGACCAGACCCGATGGGTGCCACTCTTATCCCATGGGATAAGACAGGTTTCCGGCTAGGCTTGGTCAAACGTCATCACCTGAAACCGCAGAATCCCGTGCCGCGTTTCGCCGTCGGGCTCGCGCAGCGTTTGCGCATACTGCCAGATCGCCGTCACCCACTGAAAGCCGGTTACCGGCAGCACGGCGCGATCGAGCGTATCTTTCGCGAGCGTCATCAACTGCTGGCATTCCTGCATGCCCGGCTGCCGCGACCAGAGGTGTACGGTAACATCCATGTTGACCGCCTGCTCGCCCAACGTATCGGCGTGCCCGGCGACGAACTCGCCGATTGTGCAGTACGGGTACTCCTGGTTCGGCCCGGCGTGATCGACGACCGGAACGGGCGCGAGCGCGGGCGTGAGCGCCGTAAAGATGGCGGTCTGGACTTCAGTGAGCGGCAGCATTACGGCGCTTTCTTGCCGCCGTCCTTTCGCGTGAAGTAATCCGGCATTTTGTCAGGCGGCGGCATGACCCAATCGCGGGCTCGCAGCGGTCCCTGACTCTTATTCGATCGTTCGGCGCGAAACTCGCGAAACGCCATCAGCAGCCGGTAGCCGGTTTCAACATCCCCCAACTTGTCGCGGCCAAACGCGACCAGAAAGGCGTCCTGCTCGGCGGCCTCCGCGGCTTCGATAATCGCTGCCGCATGATCCCGCGCCTGCTCTGGGCTCATCTGCGCAATGATCTGTTGATCCTGCAACAACTGCACGAACGGCTCGCCGGTCGGCGAAACGCCGGATTGGTGCCATAGTACGTGCTCTTTTGGATCGGCCATCCCCATAGTTTATCCGCCCAACTCCAACTGATACGGCCGCCATAGATCCTGAATCCCGCGCGGCACGATCGAGCCGCCCGCCGCCGCCGCATACTTCGGCTCGCGCGCTCCGGTCCGGTCCTCGTAGAGCTGCGTCGCGTATTCAAGGATCCCTTCACGGATCGGTTCGGGCACGTCATCGCCCATGTCGCCGAAGCCGGCGGAAATGAACGTTACCTCCGTCGGCGCGGTCAGCGGCGCCTGAAGCGTCACAACGTTCCAGGTGAGCGTGAAGCCCGTTACCGGCTGCCCGTTCGATACGATCTCCGTTACCGATTCGACCGGCCCACGCGGCAGCGCCATCTCGCGAGCACAAGAGCAGTCCTTGCCATCGGGCACGAATAGCGCCCTCAATTCCTGCGTGAGAAGCGAACGGCGCAGGTACAGCTCGCAGCGTTGCGTTGCGGCGTCGAGCTGGCGTTGCACGAGTTCGGGCTGCACGTCAACCGTCAACCCGTTCAGCCGCGCGTGATTAACGTATTCCTCGATGGTCACGACGTCGGGTGTTGCGGGCGGCGTCACGATTTGGACGTCGATGAATTTCATTAGCGTTTGATCGGCGGCCGGATCGGACGCCCCTTATCTTCCTGCTGATACAGTCGGTTCAAACCAGGTCGAACCGAACCAGCCGTATCGGCAGGCGATTTCAGCGCCTTATTCTCGGGCGCATCAATCGCCTTGTTGTCGGGCGTCCGCTCCGGTTTCCGTTTCTTCTTCTTAGGCAGGCGTTGCCCCATTCGCGAATGCCGCTGGCTGGAAGATCAGGAGAACAAGTCTTTCTTCGACCCTGATCGTCAGCATGTTCTTCTCGAAGTCATCTACGTTCTGTTCCGCAATCTGTACATTGACTTCCTCGCGGTCTAGAATCTGCGAGTTGCCCTGGAACGCGCCGACCAGGAACGTGCCGGCCGCCTGGTGAGTCGACATGACCATTCTGACGCCCCAGATACGCGGCGCAGTCGTATAGTCGATCGGATTGGCAAACAGGTAGTTGCCCTGCGAATTCTTCGACAGCGCGACCTTGGCCCAGTCGGCGGGATTCAGCACCAGACCATCGGCCATGTAGCCCTGCGATGCCAGGGTAAAGATCACGGTTCCGATCGAATCCATGAGCGTCGCGGGCAGCGCCGGAGCGGCGACATCGGTTGCGACCGGATTGAAGCCCTTCAGTTGCGGGCTCGTGCCGGTACCGTTCAGCAATTGATTGTCTTCCGCCTTTTTCACGCCATAGATGCCGTTGTTTTCGATTTGAGCCGCGACCGCCGGCAAATCGTCGTACATCTGCCGCGAAATCTTGAAAATGTGCGCGATCGTCTCGACGGGCAGCGTTCGCGGATTGAACACTTTATCGGATTTGGGCTTTGCTGCGCCTCGACTACCGGTGCGGCGGCGTTGGTGAAGCTCGTCTCCTCGACAAACTGCACG